GAGTCAATAAAAAGCGCTTATTAAGAAACGCAATAGTCAGTCCTCATCATCGTCTTCGCCGCGAATGCTGGCAAGTTGATTTTCAATGTCTTCCATAATGTAGGACTTTGCCATTGCCTCAATTTCAAACGTCAAAAACTTTGTCGGTTCAAAATGAGGGTCGGGCTTTTCGTAAACGCTCATTACATAGATGTGCGTTTCATCTAGTCGTCCATTTTTAAAGCACTGCTTCTCCACTAGTTCCCATCGTGAAGTGTTGCGATGCTCGTTAGCGGAAAGAATAGAGAGAGCCTTTAAAAGACCAATGCCTTCGTCTTCTTCTTCGATAACACGCACGTATTCGCTCATTGGTCTTTTCTGCGATTCTCTACCATCTTAATGATGCGATTTGCCCACGCCCTACCAGCATCGCCGCCCCATAAATTATGGCTGATATAACCAGCATCATCCTCTCCGCCACTTTTGTTCTTGGCATGCCTTGAGAAAAATGCGGCCATGCGTTTAATGGTCTCATAGCTCACCTTCTCGCCATTGGCCAGGCTTGTCGCACGAGCAACGCCGCTTCCAATGCCTTGCTTGCCCGCTTCCTGCGTCGTCAAGCCTCCCTTGCCATGTTTCTTGCGTAGTTCTAAGCCACGGCGAGCAGCGGCTCTTACAGCGGCAGGAGGGGCAAAGCTTTCGGCGTCACCCCTCAGCGCTTTTTTCCGCAGGAACCGTCCTCCATTTCTTCCATGCCCTCTTCCTCTTCTTCTTCCTCTTCGCCAATAAGAGTCATGAAATAATTGTCCCAATAGGCATCGCTCTTACCTTGACGACTCATACCAGCTTCTGAAAGAGCAATGGCAATTGCACGCTTTCTGTCTTTAATTTTCTCACCGCCACTACCCTTAAGAGTGCCAGCTTTAAATTCGCGAAGAACACGAGCAATTTTTGCTTGCTTTTCTTTTGTAGTCATGATTAAGCTTGAGCGCAATTAATTAATAAATCCTATCGGAGCCGTGGCTATCTTAACGCCTGGCAAAATCCTATCCCTGCATAAAACCATGCCAGTAATCAAGCGTTCTGCAATAAAAGCAATTGCACGCTTGTCATAACCATTAATGGAACGAAAATGCTCCTTATGCTTAAGCCAAATTGGTCCCAATGCCGAAAGCAGAATTCCCATAAACTGCTTATAACTTTGCCGTGGGCCACGCGCCATGTTGCAGCCAATAAATGAAGACTGCGCCCATATCTGATCTATTTCTTCCCGAGAAAACAGCCATTCTTTTGTGTCGGCCAATTCTCGCGTGATCGCTGGTGCATCAAAAGCAGAATGTCCTCCATAAAATTGTTGCTCAAGAGTACAAGAAAATTGAGCAGGCTCAGGCAAGTAAAGCGTTTCTGGGCAATACCATTCACCTTGTGGCTCTATCCAATTGCGCCGATACTGGGCATTGCCAATATTGCTTTCATTGGCATTGCGAATCATCCAATGCACGCAAGACAGTTCGCCACAGCGACTATTTAGCCCAGAAAGAAAAGCATTTTCGTCGTCGAAAACATAGCCTTCTAAGCGCAATTTTTCGCGCTCGTCGTCAGTTAACGCATAACTTCCCCCCATGATTGGCACAATGCGAGACTTGGCCGTGTAACGCACTTTCTCGCCAGCAATGCAAACCGCATAGATTGTGCTATCAATCATCGCCATACACCTTGCGAGCTTGCCACAGCTCATTGTAATTGTTGACGCCTTTAGCGCCAAGTCCCGTCAAATCGCCACCGCCAGCAGGCTTACTCCATGCCATGATCGTGCCATCAGGCAGAACGAAAGCCCTATTCTTTTGGCCGTGAGTGGGCGTCAGCTCAAGATAGTCTCCATAAACAAAATCAGTTTGGCTTCCATTCGCTGCCAAAGCTTTACCAAGCAGCGTGGGGCCAGTAGGGCACAATGGAGTGATGCCATAGTATTGTTGCACGCAATTTGCCACAATCATTTCAATGGCAGTTTGCAACGCAGGATTATCGGGCTGAGAATAAAGCACTGTTGTGGCACACGCCCAGCTTGTGTAGCTAAAACGCTGAATGTCGCGGAAGGCAAGAAACTTGATGCGATCACCAAGCTCCACTGCATTAAAAGCCCTCACGCCAATATCAAAATACCAGCCACCAAGCTTGTTTAGCAAGCAGAAACGACCAAGATCTGCTTTGTAAGAAAACGGTTTGAGCGTGTCGTAAGCCCACAACACTTCTTCTTCATAGTTATCAGCAATGAAGGCGCGAAGTGAGTCGCTGTTGTAAATAACATGCTTCGCCTCGGGAAAGCATGCGTCAATAGTTCCCGTAGCGTGTTTCAGGAAAGGGCTAAGCGCTTCTGACGGATCAGTTGAAAGGAAGATTTGTGAAATTTGCATGATCAAACAATTTTTGCGGGAGTGCCAAAGCCTTTAAATTCGGGCTCAGCGGCCTTTGCATTGAGAGTGCGTTCTACCACGCCAAGCAACTGCCGCTGAATATACGGCCAAGTGAATGGCTCTTCATGCAAACGCTTGTAGCACCATTGCCCATCTTTTTTCAGTGCATCGCGATTTTCGTAGTAATACGACAAGATTTCTGCGGCACTATCAGGATCAGGAAGTAGGCGCTCAAGGCCATAATTCCTGTCGGTTTCAGAAGCGTTGCAAGTAATGCGTGGCAGTTCGTCAAAAATTTCAGCCAAGCTTGTATGGTCGGGAACAACTTGCGCCACGCCAACGGAGCCATGTTCAGTATTGACCAAGCCCCAACCCTCACCAATGCAAGTATTGATGCCCACATCAACCGCATTGTATACTTTGTTCAGTTGCTCCACTGGCAAACAATTATCAGTGGAAAAATGAGGACTAGTAAGAATAAGCTTGCCAGTAGGATCAAGCTCCTCGTCGCGAGCAATTCGCTTGAACAACGGAATAATGTCCCATCCCAAGTCTTTGCTGCCCATGTTTAACCACAGGCGAGCGTCGTCTTTATCTTTGGCGAACTTAACAAAAGCTTTCAGCGTAAGGTCAATGCGCTTTCTCGGTTGATTCCTGTTGCCGTTGAAGACGATAAATGCGTCTTGCGGCACGCCAAGTTCTTGACGACATTGCTGCTTGTCAAGTGGAAAGAATTTTTCAAAATCAGTGCCGTGGCCGATGATGTCAACTGTCTTGTCATAACCCATGCGAATTAATTCGTTATTTGCGAATAGCGTATAGGTGGCGAGACCATCCCATTCTTGCATCTTCGCGTTTAACTCAGGAAATAAACCATAGGAATCAATGGGAGTGTAAACAAACCATTTAAACCCAATTTGCTCCTTGAATGGCTTCGCCCTGTCCCATAAAGTAAGCGCCACCCAAATATCATTTGTCACCCATACCAGATCAGGTTTTTCCTTCTGAATGATTTCAGAAATGCGATGCGACCCAAACGGATCGGATCCATGCAGCATGGCTGGATACACCTTATATTTCTTCGCCTCGGGATGAGGGTCACCGTGGTAGTTCGTGCTCATCACCACCACTTCATGCTTCTCATCCAGAGCAGGTAACAGGTATTGGGCCACTCGCCCAAATCCCGTTTCTACAAATGCGTCGCCAGCGTAGAGAATTTTTGCCATGTTTCTCTTGGAATCTTCGTCATCATAAGCAGCTTCTATACTGACGGCACAAGGAGAAAGTCATGTTGCCACCGTCTTCTGTGCGCTTCTGCATTAGCACCTGTAATAAATTTGCTGTTCATACGCTGCCTGTAATTATCCCTTCCCTAACTCGCGCTGGGATTGGCGCCAACGAAATTTTGATTGTCAATGGTGGACAAGAAGATTGGCGCATTGATTACTATGGAGATGTGCCGATGATTTGCACTCCTCAGAATTCATTTGAATATACGCCCCTCATTGAAATTGTTGAACACCATCTGACAAGCCCCTTCTGGTTTCTCCTTCACGACACTTGCATTGCTGGGCCTGCCTTCAAAAGCCTTGCCTACGACCCTCCAGAAGGTTTTGAGAAGGTGGCGATGAAACATACACCATCAATGAGCATTGGCCTTTACAGCATGGACTACCTCATGCACCATAAGGACCGTCTCATGGCGATTAAGAACATGGACAGCTCACCACAGGCGTTGCAAGCATGGAAACAATGGGGAGTGCCTAACGAGGACTACATGCTCTGGAAACTGCAGGATTCACCTACTGGCCTTTACCACCCAAACAAGCATGGCCCAGATGAATGGAACTATCAAGGGCATGCTGATGTCTATGGAACCGGCATGCCTCGCCGCATAGAATACTTCCCACAGTTGGACTTATTCAAGGCCAAGTCAAATTGGCAAGGAGTGCAGCCAACGCTTTGTATTGACATTTGATGGCGCTTAAGATTGCAATCGTCGGTGGCGGCTGGACGGGGTGCCATTTAGCTTCACGCTTGATGAACAAAGCCGATGTGACTTTGTTTGAGCGCAATGAAATGCTCATCTCCGAAGCATCGTTAATCAATCAGAACCGATTGCACTATGGCTATCACTACGCCAGGAATCATGCCACGCGCATGTTGTGCAGGAATACGTTTGAACAGTTCATGATGGACTATGGCCATCTAACGGAAAACGTGCAGAATAATTTCTATGCAGTGTCAGAAGACGAAAGCTTGTTGGACGCAGAAACGATTCGCCTTATTTTTAAAGATTGGCCACACGCGGAAGCCGATGCGAACTTCCTTAATCGTTCCTCACTGCTTCTACATACCATTGAGAAATATATTTCTCCAACTGCCGCTGGCAATTACTTTGATGAGCTATTGGCTCCCATTGCGAGAAGGGATGAAATCAATGACAATTCACTTGCTTTTTTGAAGCAAGATTATGATTTCGTCATTGATTGCACAAACAATTCCTTGCTGCCAATTCTTGATGGGGACTATTTTGAGGCAGTGGCAATGTTTGTTTATCGTCCCATCAAAACGCCCCCATTCGGCGCACTCACTTTTATTGATGGCGAGCTGTTCTCCATCTATCCATACGGATCTTCAATGTTCTCGCTGAGTCATGTGAAGCTTGGCGTTATTGAGCAAAAAGAAACAAATTGTTTCAGCAAAAATTATGGTCAACTGAAGGAAAAGCGCCAGCTAATCGAGGATCACGTGGTGCGCTACTGGTCCGAGTTTCATGATTATTTTAAATACGCATTCCTTGTGGTATCAATTAAAGCAAAATGCAAAAACGCCAGCGCTCAACGCGTTCCCATTTTTAGGCAACAGGATAATCTGCTGTCTTTTTACACTGGCAAAATTCAAGGCATCTATGCCATCGAAGAGATGGCAAAAGAAGCCATGTTTCAAGCGTAAATGCTGCGGAACAGCGGATAGTCGCGCATATTCTTCTTGGCTTGAAATAGCTCGCGCACAATCGCGCCCTCGTAGTTAATACCATCAAGCATTCCCTTAATTTGCCTGTGCTCGTATTTATTTAGCAGCGGTCCATTGTCAGTGTCGCTGATATGCACGTGAGCAATGTATGGCCAATAATGATTCAGTAGCTTTTTAGGGCTATCGCCTTGAAGCCAAGCGTTATTCGTGTCAAGCATCGTCTTAACATTCTTCAAATTGCAAAAATCAATGTGATTGACAATCTCGTTGACTGTGAAGAAATAAGAGCCTCCGTAGCATTTCGCTACAGGCTCAATGCAAAGAATGGCTCCATTTGCATCCAACACTGCATCCATGCGCTTCAGAACATTCATCAAACAGGAAGGACTTCCCTTTCTCAAGCCGGGGCTACCTAGTACGAAGCGCTTGATTCCCATGAGGGAGCCAAGGCTGATCACTTTTAACAAATGCTCGGACACTGCTGCAGTGTCTTCAAAGCTTTGCACGTTACTTTGAAAGAATAAAGCCTGCGCCGAATAGGCCCATAGCCCATAGCTTTCGCGGTATTCTTTGGCAATATCGGCATAGTCTTTGTTTTGAGCAAAGATACGCGCAGGAATAATTTCTAGCACATTAAACGCTCCAGCATTTGCGCTTAAAATCTGCTCCTCCTCTTCATCCTTCCAGCCGATAGCGCTAATTCCAAGCATTGATAAAAGCCTCCATCTTCTTCATTATCTTCGCCTTGTCATATTTATATGGAGGAATGTTGTATTCAATGCGTGGTCCACTGCCTACTTTCGCGTCAGGGAAGAAGCGTTCAACGATTTCCGCTGTTTCAATGGGAGCTGTGTAAAATTCGTTCGTAGTGCCACTAATTGCTTTCTTCGTGTCCTTCCATAGATCATCTAAACAATACCATTGATAGGCAGAGTTTGCATTGATCTTCTCCACATTATTGTTTGTCAATAGATCAAACAGAATATTCTTCTTAATAAGGCGATGAAACAATGCAGGAAGGCGAATGATTGTCACCACTGAATCAAGGAATACCGCCTTCACGAGCATTTCAAAGATGTAGCGATTGGTGCCGTAGTCAATAGCAAAAATTTCAGGCGTGCCGTCTGCATAATACGCTGTTTGCCCATGCACGTCAATCGTTGAATAAACAATGACTTCCGCTGGGCTTGGAAGATGTCGGATGTTTTGAATGATGTTATTCATATTGTCAAAGTCGTCCAGTGGCGCAGCGTTTGCTTTCCATTTCTCCGCTGGCATGCAAGCCAAGTACAGCCTTTCAATGGGCTCCTTAAGCAGTGGAGCCTCGTGAATGTTTTTGGAATGGAAGCAGGCGCCAAACTCATGCGCCTCACGGAGCACTTGTCCAATGAGACCCGTGCTGCCAACTAAAACGTCCATCTCAAACTGCCACAGTCGGCGCTTGCTGTCGGAAGTATTTTACGGTGCATCGGCAGTTAGCACGGCATGCGCAGCGTTGCCCAGGAAGAGGCAAGCTTCCAATGGGGACCATGCCACGAGCCGCATAGTCAAGGCAATCTTGGCAATGCTTCGCCTGGGAATCAAGGATGCGTCTCATTAGAGAGTATCCTTGCTTTTCTTGACGAATACTGGCGCCTTCCCAAAAACTACCTCGCACGCTCTGAGCATACAGCCCGATACGAGCAAGAGCCATGGCACTAGAAACGCGGCCATCCAAAAGATCGCGAGCAAAGCCCTGTAAGTAAGCATATTCCACACGGAGACGCTGCCCGATGCGCCCCCAGTCGTTTGCCCGCATGGTTTCTCTGCCACCATTGCCGATGATTGCTGCCTGTACGTGGACAAGCTTAAGCGCTTCCCTCACGCTTCCTTGCCATTGGTCCAGCGTAATATCACCAGCGCTAAGCATACGTGTAAAACGCCGTAGCTCAGCGCCAAGCTTATTAATTCGACCATCCACCAGTGCTTCCACTGCGCGAGCGCTGAGAAAGCGTCCATTAGCGCCGCGATACCGACCACTGATAGGGTCGTAACGCCAGGATGATTCATCAAAACGAACAATGGCTTCAGAAAATTGAGAAAGATCATTGAGGCTGGACATCCTCTGCCTCCAGAATATCCTTGAAGCGCTCAGGCGCTTCCTCCTTCCATTGATTCAATGCAGCGGAAATGTCCTCTTCATCAATGAGAGAAGCTTCGTCAATATCAGCAAGAATGAGTCCGCTGGTTTTCAAGGGTTCAATCGCATCTTGTTTTTGAGATACAAATTCTTTATGCTTTTTCTCAAAAAGAGCGTGGGTTGAGCAGGGCATGTAAACAGGGCCATCTTCAGTTTGCTCAACGTGATAGCCTTCGCATCCAATTTTCGCAGCAGTGGCCTCAGCTTCTTGTTGCGTTTTGTACATGTGAATACTCGGATCTTGGGCGTCCGTTTTGCTGCTGACCATTTTTGCCGGTCCCTTACGCTCAGGGTCTGGATCTGCAGCTCGCTTGCGGCGCACGATTGTCTGACGCTCTTCTTTGCTCATGGCCTGAGCTTTTGCCTGAGGAAGGCATTTAGGCTTGCCTTCCTTTTCTTCGCGAGCGCCGCAAGGGCCAAGGATTTCACCATTGGCTCCAATCCTCACCCACTTTTCTTTGAACCATCTGTCAAGATCATCTGCGTGCAAATCACCTTCGTCGCTCTTGAAGGCGCCAGCTAGGGATCCGTGCTTCTTCTTGTACATTTGCTTGTATTGCTGCACTACATAGCCACTTGCATAGGCAGAAGGCCACACTTTAAATTTTGCCTTGGCGGCACTCACCGCACGAGAATGAAGCTCGGCATCGGTGAATTTTACGTCACCACGAATTTCTTCTAGATCACGAGGCAAGAAAAGGCCAGCAGCACTATCTTCCCGGCTGTCTTCCACTTCCCTGCTTCCATCCATGGGAAGCGTGCCATTTTCTTCATTCATTGGATCACGCCCACCAGGAGGAACAGCAAGCTTGCCTCCATTTCCACCCCCATTTTGAGTGGAGCCACCCCCGCCTTGAGTGGGAAGCTCGCGAATGACAGATGGATCCAGAGTAAGCTCCATGCTCCACTCAGAGCCACCATAACGAGCGTCCGCCACTTCTTTCGGACTCAGCACGCCAAGCTGAATGTAACGGCCATCTACAGCCGCCACGCGAGCCCTTACGTCAGCCATTTCGCGCTCATTAAGCTCGAACAATGGATTGAAAGAGATGCGCCATGATTCGGGAAGCTCTCCCTTCGTTGGGCCTTCTTTGCTAAGCATGATGTATTCCATTAGCTTCTTGACAGGACGCTTAAAATGCGTACCTTGGTAATCCGCTAAGGTTTTTGCGAAATCACGCTCTTCACTGCGACCAGTGGAGCCCAAGCCGCCAGGGCTTTCGCCAAATAGAACAGTATGAGGAATTTTGCTGGCGCCAATAATATCCACGCGAAGCTTTTCTAAAATTTCCCCGATGCCGCCAAAGTTCCGACTAATAAATTCAAGCTCTTCTTTTTCAGCATCAATCGCGTAGCCGCGATAAATGCTCTTGCTCATATCATTCACCTGCAAACGATCACGAATGGAGCTTTCCTTTCCAGCCGCAAGCATCGCAGCTAAGCCCCTCACTTTATGCACAAAAATGTCAAATTCAGTGAGAAGCGTTGCAGCAGAATTAAGGCCCGTCCAATAATGACGGAAGCTGTCATAAACAGTTTGCAAACTGCTCATGCCCCAACCATAATTACGCTGTCTCACGCGATAAGGCAGCCAATCACCATCAAAACGTAAAATCCTATCTTTATGAATATAAGTGAGCGTGGGCTCGTTAATTAAATCTCCAGAGATGATCTGATAATAAGTGGCTTTTGAATAGTCGTATAAGTTTTCTTCGTTGATAACTGGGGCAATTTGCCATCTATCAAGACATTCAATTTCTTCAATGCGACGGATGTTACGTTTATCGACAGGCATGTAAGCGGGACGCCCATCGTCAATAAAGAGAAGTAGACAAGCACCCCCATAAAGGCGGGAGTTTTTGGCTGCGAGATTAAGGTGTTCGAGGATGTAGAGGTCTTCAATCGTTTGCTCAATGCCTTGCACTTCCTCGGCCCTTACGCCATCGCCACCGAACAACACTTTAAAGCCTTTCCTAGTGGCTTGATCGGCATAGATGTCAACGATGCGACGAGGCAGCCATTCGCCGTAAAGATTTTCAAGCTCCTCTTGAGCAAGAAAGACAGTAGCAGTGGTTTTGGTGTACTGTGCCTTGTCGCGGCCAGTTCCCATGCCAATTAGTACGTTTTGGAGGCCGTCTGAACGAATACCGCCAGCAGTGGCATGGCCCAAATCAATCGCTTCGCCTTCCATAACGAACGCTAATGGCTAAGTTGTATTGCTTCTAGTCTAAAAGCTGGATACATTGTCCGTAGAAGCTGGCCATCATGGACTTCCTGGCCCCACCTCTCACTTTTGCTTTTAGCGAAGACCAACGGCAACGCGCTCGTGCTGAAGCATTTCGCAGACAAGCTCTCAATGAACAGCAGGGCAGAAAGGGTAGGAATAACGGCGCAGAGAACGGCGAATTGGCCCTGCGTCATCATTTGCTCGGCGCCGCGGGAGAAATGGCAATTGCTGTGATGCTCGGCATAGAAGATAAGCTCTATCAAGAAACAGAAGCACAGCGAGGATCTTTCGATCTTCCGCCAAATATTGACATCAAAACTCGTTCTCGTCATTATTACGATTTAATAGTGCAGTTTGATGAAAGCCCAGATAAGATATTGGTGCTCGTCACAATTGAAAACCGCATTACGCTCATCCATGGTTGGATAAAAGCCGCTGATGCCATGAAAGAACAATGGAAGAAAGATCCAGCAGGTGGTCGCCCTGCCTATTTCGTTCCTAAGACTGAGCTACTTTCTTTGTCTTTGTTGAAGTGAACCTTACTTGTAGTCAATTCGCTAAGCATGCTCTTGGCTTAGAACTCTATCCAGCACAAGCTCGAATTCTGGATGAATTCTTTCAGCCAGGCAAGTCCCACGCAGTATGGGCGCTGGGACGAAGAAGCGGTAAAACATTGATGGCTGCAGTGGCATGCCTCTATATGTGCTTTGTCCTAGAAGAAGAATATCGCCGTAAGGTGAGAAAAGGGGAACGATGGTATGTGGTAACAGTGGCAAATAGCCAAGATCAAGCCCGCATCGCTCTCAACAACATCCGTCAATTAATCATCGAAAGCCCTTTCGCTCAAGAAATTGTCCGCGAAACTGCCGACATCATTGAACTAAGCAACAATTGCGTGTTTAAAGCGATCCCCACTTCAGGCCGAGCTGCTCGTGGTCTTGCCTGCGCTGGAGCAGTATTTGACGAACTTGCATTTGCCAATGAAGGCGATGCAAATAGTGGAGGAAGAGGCATCTACGACGCACTATCTCCCGCCATTGCCCAGTTCGGAGGCAAAGGACGCATCCTTGAACTTTCTTCCCCATGGTTGACTGACGGTATTTTCTACCAGCATTTCAAAGAAGCATCATCAGGACGATTCCCTTTCATGCAAGCAGTGAATCTCCCCACGTGGGAGATGAACCCAAATATTTCGCAAGAGTTTCTTGACACAGAGAGACAACGCGACCCCGACAAGTTTAATGTTGAATATGGAGCCCAATTCGCCAGCAATCTTTCAGCCTTGGTGAATAGCGACGTGATTGATGCTTGTATTGATGATCGCCGTGCAACACTGCCACCACGCCCTGAATTCCAAGGAGCTTACGTCCTTGCCCTTGACCCCGCCCGTGGTGGCGTTGGCCGCGACGATTACACTGCTTGTATTGTTCACTACGAAAACGGCACTCTCGTCGTGGATAAGTTCCATTCGTTCGTAGCTGATTTTGAAATCAATGGAAGAAAGGAAGTGAATATCAATGCAGTGGAAGATTGGATTAAAGAACAGCATCGCCTATACGTTTTCGACACGATTGTGATGGACCAGTTCAATAGTGCTGGCACCATTCAAAGCTTGGCTAGTGATTTGCCCATCACAGAACTCACTTGGACAGTTAGTTCAAAAATGAAAGCTTTCAGCAAAATGCGAGAACTTTTCAATGCAGGACAAATCAATATTTATCGTCACGAGAAGGCAATTATGCAGCTTAAGAACTTAACGGTGGTCTATAAACCAAGTGGGCAATGGAGTGTAACTGGTGGTAAAGCCACTGGCATTGACGACTTGGCATTTGCAATGGCTGGTGCCATTCTTGCTGCAAGTAAAGACGATGATATTGGCTGGATCGAAAGCTTAATCTCCTAGTATGATTTTCAAACAATAGTTCTGCCATGAAGTGACTTATTGCAAATTAACTATGCAGGAAACCAAATTCCTCGTAGCACTATTAGAAAACGCTCCCACTAGCAAGCAAACTTCTCTCCAGCTTCTTGCCGCTGAACATCTATACATCCCCACATTGCTCCCGAAGCTCAAAGCCCATGCCAAGCGACTAAAGGAAGAGGAGCAGCTTGAACGCTCTTGGGAGGCGGAGGCTACTACTGATGACTACATGCCAGACCATGACGGCAGTGAAAGCTTAAGAGAATATGACGCCTGACCATCGTCGTGTTATGATTTCAAAGCTTTCGCGAAGCACGCTGGCCAGCGTTTTAAAAGAACAGTATCGGGGGATGCTGTTCGTTGCCACAAAACGGAGCCAAGGCCATGGGCCGACCCATGGTTAAACGCTGTGCAAAGGCGGATTGAAGCCCCGCTCTCAGCACCTTTGCTCCTCACGCCCCTGTAGCCCAATTGGCAGCAGGCATCTGGTTTAAGCCCAGAGGAGTACCAGTTCGAATCTGGTCAGGGGCATCATGCTAAGCTGAAGATACGTTCACCCCAGCGATGGGGCGCATGCTCGCTGCCACGGAACGGGGGCAGCATCATCGGGAACCATCATGAACCCTCTTGCCCTAATCAAGCAGCAGCTTGAGAAAGCCGCTCGTCTGCGTGAAGCTCAACACGCTTCACTTGTTTATCGCGGCATTGCCTACGTGCCCAAGCCTCATTGGTTTTGAGCATTAAGCAAGGGGCCTTAAGGCCCCTTTTTTGTAGCCTGTGGGATACATTCGTTGTCATTCCAATGGCGCCAGGCATTAGCGCATATCGCCAGATTTGTAATCAAATACGAAGCAAAAATAAAGGTGCGGACAATTGCCACTGTATCTGCTTCCTTGTCGCAATTACTCTCCTTACTCCCCAGAGCCTTTGCCCACACCCTCCATAGCTTCTTCCTGCGCATAAATCCAAGCCTTTAGTTCTGTTACATACTGTCTAATGATGGCAGCTTTTTCAAGATGCCAATGGTCCATGGTACGGAAAAATTGAGCATTGTGCCAATCAATGGCTCTCAATGATTGATAAATGATTGGGTTGAGCGGTTCACGCAGGGGCGTGTTAAACGTGCGTCTTTCTTGAGTCACGGAAATAATCCTTCACCCTTTCAAATGCTACTGGAGCAAAGTCATTCACTTCTAGACAACAGTTGAAATAGCGCTTATCAATTTGCCCATTGTCATCCAAAATACGATGGCAATGCAAATGACCATGTACATTGCCCGCGTAATGCCCAGACAAACACGATGGATGTACAGGGATATGCGTGAAGATTAAACCGCCAGGAAAAGTGCTGTCACAAGGATGAAAAAATGCTCCCCTCACGTCTTCAAAATATGGCAAATAGTCTTTTAATGCGCCTTGGTCATGATTACCGCGAATGAGAATCTTTCTTCCATTGAGACGAGAAAGAAGTTTTAACGATGCACGGGGAATAACCACATCTCCAAGATGGTAAACAGTATCACGCTTTCCTACTTTTTTGTTCCATCGTTCAATGATAGTTTCGTCCATTTCTTCACACGATGCAAATGGACGCAATGGCTCGCCATCGGGGCGAGCAAAATCAATCATCTTCGCGTGGCCGAAGTGAGTATCGCTTGTGACGAACGCGCTCATTACTTGTATTCACTTAGCACACAAGTCTTCACAAATGGACGCCCAAGACTTTCAATCATCGTGATGGTCCATTCTTCGGCCTCGTTTGGATCGTTAAACACGTTACGAAAATTCCACCACCAAAGCTCTTTTTCCTGCACTTCATACGTGGGCCTCCGTGGATCTAATATTGAAGGCTTTTGAACAATGCGAAACCGTGCCATGGTTCAATGGAGAAGAAGAATCATCATAGGACAGCCCCAGGAATCGAACCTGGCATTCTGGGCTATCTGCCCAACGTGTACCACAACACTTAACCGTCAGCAGCCCCTGGTTTGAGCATCGCTGAGAGGCTTAGGGGCGAGGATCCGTCAAGCTTGCCAAATGGGTCGAGGGCTCACCAGTGGATCAACCTGGCGGGAGCGTCCTCCCGACCCGCAAACGCAGGATTTTACGCAAGCCAGAAAAGGCACTCCACAACCAACGGTGGACCTCAGAACTGGCTGCACACTGCCGACAGAGCAGCAGTGGTGGTGATGCCCGATGCAAAAGCAGAGCGGGAACTCACTAACTATATCATGCCCGCCCGTACTGAGGCAGGTCATTATTGGCAGCTTCAAAGAAAGAAGGCATGCGGCTGCGAGCAGTGTCGTTCAGCTCCTCGGCTTTGCCCTTCTCAAACAAGCTATCACTCTGACGCAGCCAAAAATCTTTATTCAGCCACTTGTCATTGTTTGCCTGCAGCGCATCAAAAGCCCACAATGCAGTGGCCCGACGCAGTTTGTTCAAGCTCTGACCAGCGGTTTCGCCAAGCTCACGAGCAACAAGGCTATGCACGCCTACGTGCGTGATTTCATCCCGGCTAATATCAGCCGCCACAGTACGAATGCCAATATCTCCATTGAAACGGAAAAATGGCAATGCAACGAAGAAAATACTCCGCTCCAAAATGGCAGCTTTCAAAATGGGATGGGCGGGATGCTCTTGCCATGCCCTAAGGATGTTCGCCACCTCCTTTTCGGCCTTCTCATTGGTGCCATGGGCAGCCGTCACGTAGTTCAATGCCTCGTCGTGACGTTGCTCGTCGTCTTGGTTATGACGCAACGCTTCAACCACGCCAGGAGTGGCAGGAAGGTCGCGCTCTAGTCCCTGCTGTAGAAAGTCCTTCACGGGCAGTTCCAGATGACGTAGAGCCAGCAGGTTGTAAATCGTGTCCTCGCCACCTTCCTTAAGCTTTCCCTTGCTAACAGGCACGGCCTGCCAAGGACGCTTCTTAGCAATCATGGACAGATAGGGGCTCTTGACGGCGTTCATGGTCGTAGTATCATTCAATGGTGTGTGAGGAAAGCGAAGGGGGCGCAAGCCCCCTTTTTCTTTATCATTCAGCGCAGGCAGCGCAGAAACCTGCCTCTAAATTGCAAGACGCAGAAGATCCGTCAGCTTCAGACTCTTCGTCTAAGCCAAACATGCTCTTAAAATCGTCGTCCAATGCAGCATATGCATCATCCTTGCGCTGAGTATCAGGCAGGACTTGCAGGCTGTAATAGAGGCTCGTCTGAGATGATTCTAGCCAATCGCGAAGGAATGCTTCGTCGTAAATGACCATATCGCTCCACGAATTAAACGAATAACCATGGAAGAGGCCAGTGCGTTGATAAAGCGAAACAATGCCATCTGCCGCGCGCTTGTAATTAGCCCAGCCCACTTCAGCAGCAATTTCTACATCACCATAGTCAAACGTTTCCACGCCAAACGTGCCTGAATCGCGATCAACAATGCGACCAATGGGAGGAGCAATTTCAGGGGCAGTGGTAAAGCCGCGAGTGTCTAAATAGCGATAAGAGCACGATGCAGTGGGAGCAATGCAGAAAGCACGCTCCATGCCATGCTCACGAGCAATTTCAGCCGCTTTCTGGATGCCTTGATCCAATTGCCATACTGCTTCGCCAGCTACAGTCTCTTTCCACTGCTCAAACCACGCACGAGGATCCTCGGCAAGAAATGCATTCAATGCATAGCCAAAATCTTCATAGCTAATGCCATGGATGGCAAGGAAATTAGCTAAGCCCAGCACGCCCAGGCCAATTTGTTTATCAATGGTGGGAGAAAGATATTCTCCGGTGTCGCCCACGCCTGTATTGGGATGGAGATTAACTAGCTGCTGCATGCCTTCAATGAAGGCTCCTTGCAAATTATCAAAATTACAGGCACCGAGATTTACATGCTGCAGCAAACAAGTGCCACGATGCGGAAGATAAACTTCGAGGCAGACATTTGCCCGAATGCGCTCTCCTTTCGCATTGAAACGAATCTTGTTTAGCCAAATATCGCCATTGCCAATTCCCCTCAGCAATGCATCGATAAATTCTTGAGAACTGTTCTCAATAAACTTCTCGTCTACATTGATGCAACGCTTCACCCAAGGCAGTTCACTGCGCGAAGCATTGATAAATTCCAGCGCATCGGGATGGTCATAATCAAGGTGCAAAACTACAGCGCCATTTTTATAAACACCGCCCCTGCGCAAAATTTCATTAAGCGTGGAATAAATCTTGCCAAAACTTACCGGTCCGCTTGCCACCAAGCCCTTGCCATTTTCAGCATTCCTTTCACGGAGAGAAGAAAGATGAATAGCGACGCCCGCACCATTGCGCAAGCCGTGGCTAACAAACCGCCAAGACGCTTCAATGCCATCTTCGCCCTCCATTGAATCTTCAACACTGAAAACCGTGCAGCTTACGGGAAGGCGGCTTTCAGAATTGTCCAGCCAGTCTTGCACCCTGCCAGTGCGTGCAATTGGCTCACATTTTGCTTTTTCTTTCAGGCTCATGAGACGACAAAGCCCCGCTCAGCGGGGCGCGATCAACTTAGGCAGGCTAGCTCAGACAGGACGATGGAAAAGGGAAGTTTTCCTTTAGTCGCACAGATTTTCAGCGTCCTCGTTTGAGACCAAATCTTTGATAAACAACTTGGCCTCGTTCAAGCTTTTGAAATAGTACGGCCTGCCGTTGATGGCGCTAAACCATTGGAACTCTGGCTTGCTGAAACAAGGCCATAGCTTATAGGGACCATAGTTAAATGGCTGGCGTTCTGGCAAACCAAACATAGGAATAGTCCGTAGTTTTACCACGCTAGTTCTTCTCATAAATTATGCATGCATTATTTAATACATTCTTCAGCAAATGACCATGCTCCCACTCTGCCCTCGACTCTGCCCTATAAATCCTTAAGAAATTGTGAAGATTTTTAGGCTTTTGTATCGCCATGATACGAAAAAGCCCGCATTTGAGCCACAGGCTGAGATACGATTACCGTAAGCGGAGCACACGCCAAACCCGGCTCCTCTCGCTTAGTCCCTCCCGGACATCTCTCCTCCAACGGAGCGCCCCAAGCGCGAAGTGACGGGCAAAAAAGGCTAGACCAGCCCCGATGTCCTAGTAGCGGAGTCCCCCAAAGGGACGGAGCCTCTCCATCGAGGGGCGAATTTCAAAAAAGCTGTGTCAGTCTTATGTGATGACACGGCCAAGCTATGCGTAGCCTCCAGGAAAGCGCTTTTTTTTGTTTTTCTCTATCTTTAAAAGCTTGAACGGCGGCTTTAGGCCGCCTTTTTGCTGAGAACGATGGAAAGGAAAGTGCGCGATTTTGTGCGTCATTACGACGGCTTAGGGCCGTCTCCATTGGTCTTGTCTATTGCTAGAAACGCTTCAAGCGGCGCCTTCGGCTTGCTTTCAGCGTGTCGCGACTATGTTCTTTTGCTATCTTCTGCAAAGCATGTGCCTCTTTAATGCCCTCTCTCCTCTTCGCTCCCGGAAGCGTTCGTTTGCGTCATCAAAGGCCCGATAATCAAAAAGCTTATCTAGCCGAATTACAGCGCCAAGCTGAACGCGATAAAAAGAAAAATAAAGGCAACTTTGTTTACTATTGTGCATGGGAAGACAGGCCAGATGCTATCAAAATAGGATTCACAACTAACGTGCTAGATCGCATGAAATCCTTCCTTACTGGCTCTCCCAGTAATCTCTTAATGCTTGCTCTTTCTCAAGTGAATGGCCCTCACGATGAAGCTGCTTTGCATTCTCAATTTAAAAACAGTCGCATCAGAGGAGAATGGTTTAATCTTGATAAAAACTTTGTCCAACACATCTTTTCCATTGATCAGTCACTAGCATTCTCCATTCATCAACAATTTCCTGAACATTATAAAAATTGCATCATCGTCCCAACCATAGAAGATTACATTAATACGGTCATGTGATGTAGGTATAAATACTTAGACGAAAAATGGGGTGAAAAATTGCACCACATCTGAGAGCGTATACCCCCGCCCCACAACCAAAAACAGCCAGGTTACTGCACCAGAGCCCAACTGTCAAGCGTTTGTCACAATACGTTACAGGGCGGATTGTTGCAAAGCTTAATTATGTTGTTGAGAATCGCTCTCAATAGGCTATTAATCCCCCGTCACCACCAAAGCAAAGCCCCCGCCTAGGGGCAGGGGCAGCAGCAAAGGGCACCCTATGGGCCAGCAACAGGGCCAAAGCGGGGGCTGAGAGGGTAGGGGCAGGCAGGCAAAGCAAAGCCCCCAGGGGCTGCCTGGGGGCTTGAGAGGCCAGGGGCTGTTGATCAGGTTCCCATCATGGAGAAACAAGCAAAGCCACCACCAGCCAGGGGCTGCCATTGGCCAATAACGGGGGCCAGGCTGAATGCATCGGCCTCTGGCCCTTTGCCCCTGCTGCGCTTGGTGCGCAGCAGCACAGCCACGCCATCAAAGCCATCGTGGGGGCCTGCAGGGTCGGCCCATCGATGGTCTGTAGTGTCGCCATCAATGCAACGCAGCATTGTGATGGGGCCGCCTTGGCGGGGCTGCAGCAGCAGGGCTGGGGGCAGGGCCTGGCCTTTGGCAAAGCTGGCAGGTACGGCCAGGCGGAACCCAGCGGCCACAGCGGCCAGGGCCTGATCAATGCCGCCGGGCCTGTCAGCAGCCAGTGAGGCTGTGATGTCAAAGCCAGCGCTGGCCTGGGCCTGCAGACCGTGGGGGCCAGTTACAGGGGCTTTGCTGTATTCGTAAAAGTGCACAGCGCCGGCAGGGGCCAGTGTCAGGGCCTCAGGCAGTGTCATGCCCTGGCCAGGGGCTACGGGCAGGCCGTAACGGCGGGCCAGGCTTTGGGCCTCTGCTGCGCTGATATCAAAGCGCCAAAGGTGGACAGGGCTGTCGTCTGTGCCGCGCAGTCTGACGGCCAGGGGCAGCCCTTTGGCCTGGGCCTGACGGTAGGCCCTGGCGATGGCCCAAAGCACGGCCCTGGCGTAGGTTCGGCCATCGGCCAGCATGGCCAGAGTGCGACGGGCGCGGGCAGCAGCAACGGTGGTGGACATGCCGCCATGGCCGGCCCAGGCCAGGCAGCCAGCAGCACAGCCAGTAGATGCCCAGGGGCAGCCGTTATGGGCCAGAGCCAGGCTGTATGTGCTAGTGGCTTTGGCCAGCTCAGCCAGGCCATCAATCCGAGACCGTGGGGCCGTGGGGCCGGCCTGGGGGCCAGCCACGGCCTGGGCCAGGGCTTTGGCGGGCAGGTGGTGGAGAATGACGGGCCAGGCCAGGGCTTTGCCCTTTGCCAGCTTTGCATTGGAAGCGCCAACGGTCAGCAAGCCGTCAACAGCCAGGCCAAAGCGTGCTAGGTGGGCTTTGACGTCGGCGGGCACTGCGGCGGGGGCCGTCTTGCGGGCAGCAGGGCCAGCGGGCACGATGGCGGCCCTAACTGCGGCCTGAGCTTCCCACTTGCGGCTCAGATCAACCAAAGCGGCGAGCATCTCATCAGCCACGCGTTCGGCAGGGCTGACAGGGGCAGGGGCTGCAGGCTTGACAGCCCAGGCCTTTTCATGAATTTGCAGCAGCAGGGCTGCCACGCCGGCAAGGTTCGCAGCCTCGCACCACACACGGTGCTGACTGACGCGGTAGCCCTTTGGCATGCTTTCAATACAGCAGTCAATTGCGCAGGCAGCAGCGGCATTGCGCAGGGCTGCCAGTGTGGGCCGCTTGAGGCCCTGAGCTTTGATCGCGCCAGAGGCTACGGCTTGCAAGTAGGAGATGGGGCCGGCGGGGGTAGTGGTTGCGGGCATGGTTCGGTCCGTTGGTTGAAAGGCTGGCTCGCGCCAGGCCCCCAGATTGCCAACCACAAGGGCCAAAGCTCAGGGCAATTGGGCCAGTGCCAAAGGTGGCCCACTAGCTAGGGGCTTTGGGCGGCCAGCGATGGTAGGGGCCGCTGACTGCAGGCCCGTGGCAAAGCAAAGCAAGACGATCGCGCCCGCGCGTGCCGCATGGCAGGCCCCTGCGTCAACCCTGGGGCAGGCCAGGCCGTCGATTGGCACAAGCAAGAGCAAAGGGCTGGGGCCGTTAGCACGGCCAGGGGCAAACGGCGCAAATATTGCGAAACCTTGCAAAGGGCCAGAATGTAGCAACGGATACAGACAAAAGGGCTGGTGTGACAGCAGGCCGGAGCCGATAGCCGCATATAACAGCAGCGTGATGAAACGATATAAAGAAGCCAAAAACCAGCCGTGCCCTAAACAAGCCAAAAACCAGCCGTGCCCAATTTTTCAAAACAAGCCTTTTTCTATCCGTGTCCAAATTTGCTATACCACTTTGCCCGGATCCTGCCACGAAGATTAAGGTCTTGATGGCGCCAACTATCAAAACGACAAATCTTTTTAATAGTTTTATGCGAAACATTTAATTCTTTTGCAATGGAATAAGCGCTTTCACCATATTTCACGCGCAAACGAACTGCTGTAATTTGCCGCGATGTAAATTTAGCATTTTTCTTTGCCTCCCCACAAGCTTGCAGCCCATTATCCCAAGCGTGCTTTGCGTTGTCGCTGTTTGTAGTCCATTCAAGATTAGAAATATGACTATTTAGCTTGTTGCCATCTTTATGGTTTATGCACCACTTATTGCCACCACTACCAACTTCGCCAGGCGCGTGAGGCATCCAAGTAAGGCGCATTAAATAATAGACAGTACGAGGCTTAGATTTGCCATTTTCTCTCAATAACACCCATGGGTAGGGATGGGAAGCATCGGTCTGAGGGCTCATTAAGCCCCTTTTAAAAGCGCTCCACACTTCGCCCTTCTCATTGATGAAATAGCGTCCGTCGTACCCAGGAATCTCCTTAAACCCTGCAGGCACGCTGCTATGCTTATTTGTAGCCATGGCCAAACTGCTCCTTTGGTAGTGGTTAGAAACGTCACGAGATGCCAGTCTCGCGTCGTTTCGCCATGCTAGCAATTATTTTGTCGGAAGATTAAGCTCCGCAATCATTTCCATGATCGTCCTACCATAAGGCTCAATATCTTTAGCACTTGTTCCGCAATCACTTAAGGCAGTTATTCCAATTTTGGCGTAAAAATTACTATGAAAACCAATTATCCCAGCAAGAATACGAGGTTTTGTCGCGTTGACGCTCGTATCCCAAATTCTAAATTCGGTTCCGTAATGAATTGCGCCACTGGAAAGTTCATGATCTTGTGCATCATAAAAAGCAGCAAAAATTAGAGGCGATTGAACAGTATTTATAAAATGGGGAACACCCAAGCTAGGCGGCAAGCAACTTGCAAACTCTTGTTGTAATTCATTCTTTGGCATGCGAGAAAAATCACGAGGAACGCCATAGGCATTGCCAAGATTTTTTTTACGCTGAGAGGATTGTCCCATGTTCTTAGTGAAAAAGAATTACTTGCAGATTTTCCAGCCGGACCCTACCAGCCATGACCATCAAAAGCCGCCTTTAGGGCGGCTTCTTCGCTGGCAAACGGTCCTCCCACTGCATTCTCATCATCGTCGTCATACCAATACCATCCTTCCACTAGTTCAGTGCCCTTGCAGCAGTCTTCAGAGAAGAAATCAATGAGGATCATTTTGTTCTCCCAGTTCAATCAAAGCATCACGCAGAAAATCGACTAAATGCTGCTTGCTAATAGTATTAAACACATTAGCCACATAAGCCCTACCTTCTTCTCCTTCATAAACAACATATCCCCTCCACCAATCTTCAACAAAAGCCCTCAGCGTTGCGTCGTCAATCATGAGAATTCTCCAATGATGTAATCAAAAGGCCCTTCACCATGCCCTATGCAATGTCCTGCAAGCAAAGCATGCCTGGCAAGACCATAAGGCCCTATTTCTGCATGGTTGTCTTTTAACCATTGTTTATCAAAGAGTTTATCAGGCTTGCCGCTCCTATCCCAGACGATGGAGAAGAACTTTCCATTATCCACAAAGTCTCCATATTCATCTCTTATTTCATAGTCATGATCTTTCGTTAAATAATCAATACGGCTCCATAGTTGCTGCCAATTATTGATGCCATCTTCTGGATAGACGTGGAGGCCAAAACACCAGCCATAAGAGCTTTTGCCAAGATGCAGAGGAGGCTCTTCTTCTTTGCCGCAATGAAAGCACTTAGGAGCATGAAGATAGTAATTAGTGCCCATTATTTCATCACCTCCTGAAGCCTCTTCCACAACCATTGCTCTTTGGTATCAGGGCGCATCAGCTCGTAGCCTTCATGGTCAATAATGGCATCGCCAGCGCTATCCACGTGGCCTTCAACATCCATGCGCCAGATGCCCCTACAAGAGCCTTGCTGGTCAAAGATGGCAATAGTGTCCTCCCGATCCTCCATCGCCTGCCTGACGTGGAAGAGAAGGTCTCTCAAACGGGCCGCTTGGTAGCGGCCTTTAGTGGGAGGGAAATACGGGCCGTTATCTTGATAAGTGGAAATGGTCAGCATGGTTCAGAAAGCAGGACGGTCAGGAAGGGTTTCAGGCTCTTCTTCAGCCTCGTGAACAATTTCTCTGAGCTGATCAATAATGCAGCGAATAGCGTAGGCAGCTCCTGGCCCCACATTATCTAACGCTTCATCCATTGTTCTAATTTCATCATGCACGTCTTGAATAGTTTCAAAAGTCTTGAGGGCGTAAGGCACGCCCCATTCGTCATCAACAATGAGAGAATAAGGCATGATCAAAGCTCCTTGTCTTCTTCAATAAGAGCAGCAATTTCGTTAAAGCTCAAATGATAATTGTCATTGTGATCAGTAGCCCTGTTGCCTGAGATTGTGGGATTGAAAACGTCAATGCCAGCCCATTTTTGCACTGATCGGGGAAGCACTTCTCCTTCCGTTTCAAAGCTCCACAAATCAGCAGAATCTTGCTGCCATTGAAGACCACGCTCTTTGATATAAAGATCAGTAAGCACGCCTAGGCAACAGAATTTGCCACAATGAAAAAGACTGTTCTTGCCTTGCTGATAGTTGCCAGAGCGAAGAGCTTCTATCCAGCGTTGTTTGATTTCTTGATTCATCATGATTCAGTCCTCGATAATGCGGAAATCAGGGTCGTTGTTGCGCTGTATCCATCTGCATTGATTTAGCTCAGGCCACACTACGAAAAGCTTGTCGTGATGATCCTGTTCAACAATGGCAGTGGTGAGCTTAGCGCCAATGCGTGATTTGCCTTTCTTTGAAATGGCAATAATGTTAATGGCTTTCATTGTTCTAAAGAGGGAGCGGGCCGCTTGTGGCGGCCCTTGTGCGAATCAGGCGGCTTGCATTGCCCATTGCTTGTCCATCCAACGCTGGCGATCATCAGCGCTTTCAAAGAGAGCAACGGGCTCATCGCTGTTGGGCTTAGTGCAGAAGAACTTACTGGTGAGCAGCTTGCTGGTGCGAGCATCGCGGAAGTCTGCTGTCCAAAGCCAGAAGCCCTGGCAAGAAGCAAAAAGCTTCACGCGCCGCTCAGTGCCCTTAGGAGCGCAGGAACGCCACCACTGCCCTTGCGTGGGGGAGAAGGCAGCCATGGTCAAGATAAGACGGTCAGTCATTGGTCTTAAAAAGGAGAAGCTCGCGCCTCGTTGGAACAACAATACAGCATGAAGGCCCCTTGAAAGGGGCCTTTTACAAAGCTTCACACAAGCTCAATGCGGTCAATGGCGAAATCGGGGTGGAGCTGCTGGCAGACGGAGCGGGCCTGCTCAGCGGAGAAGGTGATATATGCAAGTGCGTCATAACGCTGATTTCTACGGCAGAAACCATGGCAGACGAACTTAC